ATGAGCTACGACACGATTGAGGCCTCGACCGCCGAGGGCCGCCCGTATTTCCTCTATCAGTTTATTGAGGGCGTAGAAGTCTGGCGCTTCACCAGCCGAGCCCAGGTCTGGACCAGCGCCGGCAGTAACGGGGCCGAGATCATTTGGAACGCTGCCGCCGTTGCCCACGGCGATGTGGTGCAAACAAGCGAGATTGAGCGCGCGCGCCTTGAGCTGACCTGGCCGCTCTCGCATCCGTTCGCGCGCCGCTTCCTTGCGCCCTTGGGGTCCACACCGGTGACCCTGACCATTTTTCGCGGCCATGAGCAGGTGCTGGGCGAGACGGTTGCGCATTGGAAGGGCCGCGTCGTGGGCGCAGAAGTGGAAGGCCAACGCATTATTCTGACCTGCGAGAGCGTCTTCAGCACCCTGCGCCGCGCAGGCGTGCGCGCCAAATACCAGCGCCTGTGCCGCCATGCCCTCTACGGGCGCGGCTGCGGCCTCAACATCTCACTCCACTGGCAAACCGCAACCGTAACAGCCGTCTCCGGCACTGCGGTGAGCCTGCCTGAGGCCGCAGCTCATCCCGAAGGCTGGTATCGCGGCGGCGTGCTCCGGTTCGGGTCGCAACTTGGCTTTGTCACCGGCCATGCAGGCCCAACTCTGACCCTCGCCCGCCCTATGCCGGATCTGGTCGCATCGCTGGCAGCCCCCGAGCTCGATCCCGAGACCGGCGCGCCGCTGCCGGTGCTGGTCGATCTTGCCCCGGGCTGTGATCTGCGCGCCGCAACCTGTGCAGCCAAATTCGCCAACCTTGCGAACTTCGGCGGCTTTCCCGAGATCCCCGGCCGCAATCCCTTTGGCGGCGGCTCCATCGTCTAACGCGCGCGCCCTGCGCGCTTCCCTTAACAACACTTGAGCACGCCACATGGCATGGACCTTTATCGCACGGCTCGTTCTCGGGCTCGTCCTCTCGGCGATCTCTTATGCGCTCAGCCCGCGTCCAAAGTCTGAGACCCCCCAAGCTGGCGGGCTTGACGATGTCTCGCTGCCCACCGCCGAGGAAGGCAGACCCATCCCAGTGATCTTCGGCACCGTGCTGATCACCGGACCCAATGTCGTCTGGGCCGGACATCTCAGAGTTGATCCCATCCGCAAAGCAGGAGGCAAGAAGTGACCCGTGTGACCATCCAAGACGTGCGCGCCGCGCGCTACTGCCTTGCAGGCGTGCGCCCGTGGTTTGTCCGGCACGGGCTCAGCTGGCAGGCCTTCCTCGACACAGGCGTTGAGGCCGAGCAGCTGCGGGCCACCGGTGACGCCTTGGTGGACCCGGTGATCAACGCCGCCATCGCGCGCGAGGCTAGTGGGCAGGCAAGCGCCCACTCAAACGCACAGGACAGCTCCCATGGGCGGGTCTAGCAACTCCCAGATCGTCGGATACCGCTACGCCCTCGGCGCTCATCTTGCGCTGTGCCACGGGCCGGTCGATGCGATCCGCGAGATCCTCGTGGACCGGCGCACCGCATGGTCTGTCACCACAGGGGGTGGCTTTACCGGCGGAGGCGCTGCCGTCGAGACCCGCATCGGCACGGTCGCAGCCATGGCGGCCACCGCGGCCCTCGCGGGCGATGCAGGGGCCACGATCAGTTTTCCCGGAACACTCGCAGGCATGCGCATCGCGCGCGGCTACCGCCTGGGTCTCGCAAACGGTGCGTCCCAGACCATCACACTGCAGAGTGTGGCCTTTGATGCCGCAAGCAACGTCACAACCTGGTCCGTCGCCCCACAAGCCCTGAGTTTTGCCGTTGGATCGGTTGACGTCCGCGAGTTTGCCCAAGAGGCCAGTTCCTCCGGCGCAGTCGGGGGACGTATTCGGATCGATGCGCCGGATCTGTTTGGGGGCGACAGCCGCGAGGGCGGCATCGTTGGCAATGTCGATGTGCTCATGGGCGGGCCGGCCCAACAGCAAAACGACTATCTCGCCGCGCGCATGGGCGGGGACGTTCCCGCCTACCGGGGGCTCTGCAGCCTTGTGTTGCGGCAGGTCTATCTCGGGATCAATCCCTACCTCAAGCCTTGGGCCGTGCGCGTCACCCGCGTACTGGCTAGCGAAGCGGGTGCTGCGCAATGGTATCCGCAGACCGCCCCCATCGTGCCAGAGGCCAGCATCTCGGATGCGGCGATCTATGTAGCACTCGATGCCTCGGGCTCGATGACCAGCACGCGCAGGGCCGCCCAGATCGCAGGGGTCACAGCCTTACTGCGCGAGATCAGTGCGGGCGCAGATCCCGACCGGCCCAATGATATCCGCATCGTGCTGTGGAACACCGCCGTCGTGGACGCCATCGAGCGGCGCGACATGGGCTTGGAGGACTACAGCGCGCTGAGCACCTGGTTGATGCAACCCAGAGGGGGGTCGGGCGGGACCAGTTTCGACGCAGCCTTCGTCGGGGCCGGCGCTTTTTTTGACGGTGCAGGATCAAAACGCCGGATCGTGATCTTCGTGACCGACGGGTTGCCCGCCCCTGCATCTTCCGTTGATGACGCCCTCGCCATCATCCGCACACTGCCCCCCGTCGATATCTTCGGCTTCAACATCGCCCTTGCGGATACAAGTTCCACCGAGCGCATCGACAACACCCCCTTTGACGGCGTGCCGGTCATCCCCCCTGGCAACCCAGAAGCCCTGGTCGCCTCCCTGCGCGGGGCCTTCGGCAACGGGCCCGACATGAACCCGGCCCATATCATCCGCGAGTGCCTGACCAACCGCGACTGGGGGCTTGGGTATTCATCCGTCGAGATCGGGGCCAGTTTTACCGCAGCCGCAGATACACTCTACGGCGAGGGCTTCGGGCTATCGCTGATCTGGCAGCAAGATACATCCGTGGAAGCGTTCATCGCGCGCATCCTTGATCACATCGACGCCACGCTCCTGATCGATCGCCGCACCGGGCTCTGGGAACTCAAACTGATCCGTGCAGATTACGACCCACAGATGATCCCGGTATTTGACGAGACCAACGTCATCGACTGGGGTCGTCTCGGACGGCGTGCGGCCGCAGACCTGATCAACAGCGTCACCGTCCGGTTCACCAATGCATGGACCGACGATCCCGGGGCGGTCAGCGTGACCGATACCGCGCGCGTCCAGACAATGGGCGAAGTGATCGCGACCACGCTTGAGTATCCCGGCATCCGCTACCAAAGCCTTGCCGTGCGGGTGGCTGAACGCGATCTGCGCGCCCTGTCGGCCCCACTGCTGTCTGGCGAGATCGTCGTCAACCGCACCGGCGCGGATCTGGCCCCCGGCGATGTAATCCGTCTGCGCTCGGACCTGCTTCGGCTTGCAGATGTGGTTATGCGCATCTCCGAGATCGGCCAGGGCGACGGGCGCGACAACGGCATCCGGCTCAAGATCGCCGAGGACGTCTTTGCTCTGGGCTCCACCGCCATGGTCGGAGGGCAGATGCCCGCAGGTGCGGGTCTCGCAGTTCCACCCAGAGCGCTAATGCGCCGGATGGTTCAAGAGGCCCCGTATTGGCTGCTGGTGCGCGCGCTTGGCCACAGCGAGGCCGACCGTATCCTTACCGACGACCCAGACGCAGGCGCGCTGGTGGCCACCGGCGAGCGCCCAAGTGCGGACGCGCTGGCTGCAGAGCTCTGGATTGATCCGGGCACTGGCGCGCGCGCAGCAGGCACCGCGGCATTCGCCCCGACGGCGCTGCTGGCGGCGGAGGTGTCCGGTGATCCTGAGGCGCGCGTAATCCTCGTTACGGACTGGCAAGATATCGGCGAGGTCGGGATCGGCACGTTGGCCGCTATCGGCGGCGAGCTGGTGCGCATTGACGGCATTACCCCACAGGCGATTACCGTGGGGCGTGGATGTCTCGACACCGTCCCGCAAGCCCATAGTGCAGGTGCGGCCGTGGTGTTTTTCGACGAGGTTGCACAGATCACCGATGAGGCCTGGGCCGCAGGCGAGACCCTTGCGGTTCGGCTTCTGCCCGAGACCGGGCGCGGCACGCTGGCCTTTGCGCTCGCCCCGCAAGACACAGTGACGCTCAAACGCCGTGCTCTGCGCCCGCTGCCACCGGGCCGGGTGCAGGGCAACGGCAGCTATGCCCCGGACCCTCGGGCGCTGATCGACGGCGATGTTGCGCTGACTTGGGCGCACAGGGACCGACTGACCCAGACCAGCCCGGTGATTGCCGATTATACCGCCGCCTCCATCGGGCCGGAGCCGGGGGTGAGTTACATCATCGAGATCCGCTGGGTTGATCCCGACACAGGCGCGCAGATCGCACCCCCTGCGGCGGTGATGGATCTCGGGACGGCCACCAGCCGCACTCTGACCTTTGAGGACATCCCGGATGAGACAGCACCCGACCGGGTTGTTGAGATCGACGTAATGGTGCGCGCCCGCAGGAGCGTGGGCGGGACCTGGATCTACGCACGCGCCCACCGAACCATGCGCCTTGCCGCGCCCTTCGCCGCTGGGTGGGGCGAGGCCTGGGGCTTTAACTGGGGCGGCTAAGCTACCGGTTCCCTCACCCGCGCTCACTTATCTGATCACCCTTATCTAACGAGGACGATATGCCGGAACGGATTCTGCCGGGGCTGGGGCTGCGCGCCTTTTATGAGCCCGGCCAACGCAACTGGGGTGAGAGTATCAGCGAGGACCTGCGTCTTGTCTCCGCCTTGGTGCAGGCTCGCGCCCTGTCGCGCAGCACCTCGCTGCCCACGAGCGGAAGCCTGGGCGACATCTACATCGTGCCGGGCGCTGCTGCGACGAACGCGAACAACATTGCGCTTTGGGACGGCACACCGGGTGCGGAAGTTTGGGTTTATCTTGCGCCAGAGCCCGGCTGGGAGATCTGGATCCTCGATGAAGAGCTGCGGGTGCGCTTTACCGGGTCGGCTTGGGTCGATCTCGCGCGCCTCGGTGTTGTGCAGGTCCGCACGCTGATTGGCACCGCGCATACACTGGAGCTCATCGATACAGGCAGCATCCTCGAGACCACCGGGGCCTCCGCCGTGACTGTGACGATCCCCGATGAGGCGACCGTGCCCTTCGCAATCGGCACGCTGATCAACCTCACCCAAGCTGGCGTGGGGGCGGCAACGGTTGAGGCCGCCGCCGGGGTGTCGCTCAATGGCATCGCGGCCGGATCAGTCGCCCTTGAGGCGCAATGGTCCGGTGTCGCCCTGACCAAGCGCGGGGCGGATGCATGGATCATACAAGGCGCATTGGCCGGAGCCGTCGCTTGAGCCTTCTGATGCAGCGCACCGCGGTCCTCGCGCAAGGCACAGCAACTGTGCCACCCCCGGTCAGTTCCGGCAGCGCGTGGGAGTTGGACATCACCCGCCATCCCGCAGGCTACACCCTGACGGACGGCAATCAGACCGCCGTCAATACCGCAGGCGGGAGCAATTACGCGCGCTGGGTCCCGACAGCCAAGGCAATCTCTGCGGCCGATGGGCGGCGCTACTGGGAGGTGGCCTGCGCCCCGGGCGGAGCAGGCAGCTTCAACGGCTATATGGGGGTGATCTCGGCAAACCAGCGCGACGCGTTTGATGCGGACACCAACCCGGTCACGCGCGGCTCGATCGGCTGGCGCGGCAACGGCACACTCTGGGCCTCGGATACTGCATCAGCAGCACAGCGCCTCACCGGCCTGCCAAGCTTTGGCGCGGGCGATGTGGTGATGTTCGTGTTCGATCCTGCTGCTGCCAGCCTCTGGATTGGCAAGAATGGTATCTGGCGCGATGATCCTGTCACCGGGTCTCCAACATGGACCTCCGCAGGCCCCTCCCCCTTCTACCCCCAGATCCAAGGCCGCGATCCGGGCGACGGCGGCACCCTGCGCTCACTCCCTGCCCAGTTCAGCTATCCCGTTCCCTCGGGCGCAGAGCCCCTCGGCCAACAAGACCCAACCCTGCGGATCTATCAAAGCCACGCCTTCCTCGAGATCGGCTGGGACACCGGGCTCAGCATCGCAGCGCTTGAGGCCTGGCGCGATCTGGGCGGTGGGCCGCATCTGTCTACGGCCGGCGCGGCGTTGGTCATTGATCACGGCGGCAGCTCCGCCCTGACCGCCTCTCAATCTGAGCTCTTTATCGAAGTGGACCTGCCATGAGTTACATTCTGCATCTGGGCCATCAGCCCTCCGACATCTCTGGCATCACGGGGCTTTTGAACACCACGCCCATCGGGTTCGATCCCGACCTCGACGTCAATGCCATCCGCTTCAGCGGTGCTCGAACCTACAGCTCGCCCTTTTCCTTTGCCGTGTCGGAACCTGCGGGCGATCTCTGGCTGAGCTTTCGCTACGTGCCCCCCAACAGCGATGCCAATAACATCAGCTCATCCAGCGCCAGCTTTCTGGAGATCTATGACATAGCCAACCTGATGATTGCCCAGATCAAGCCAAGCAATGCGACCAACCGCTATCATGCCATCGCCCATGGCGACGCGGCGGTCCAAGGTGCCTCCAGCTACACCGCGCCCAGCGGCCAGCCGCAATGGATCGATCTGCGGGTGGCTGTCGGGGCCGAGATCACCATCGATTTCTACGTCGATGGGGTTCTGCACAGCGCGGCCACCGCCCCCAATACCGCAGCCAAAGGCAAACCGCGTCTCATAGTCTTTGCCAACACAGACCTACATGGGATCTCGGCGACACGGACCTGGTATTACGCCCATATCGCGGCCCTCGACGGGATCTCGACCATCGGACGACGCTTCGTGCGCCGCAGCCCAAACGCGCTGGCCAGCTTTAATGAGATGGTTGGCAGCCTAGATGCGCTCAAGGACGGCGATATTGCCACGCGCGTGGCGAGCACCACCGCTGGTCAGCGCATGTCCTTCTCGCTGACCGGGCCAACCGGGCCCAGCGCGGTCTCGGCGATTGCAGGCGTGCACCTCAAACAGATTGCCCAAGCCGGCACTGGCGGGCCCACTGCCACGGCCGGGTTCCTGCGCATGGGAGGTGTAAACCATGATGCGGGCGCGGTGACCGTGCCGAGCGTTGCGCCAACCCCGGTGTATTCCAGTTGGGCGCTCAATCCGGCGGGGGCAGCGGCGTGGACCAGTGCCACGCTGCCGACGGAAGTTGGGATCGTGGCGGCATGA